AACAACTACAACTCCAAAAGAGATCGAGCAAAAAGTTCTTTCTTCTTTGGCATCAATTCTAAACTACGAGGAAGTACTTAACAATGACTTTAGTGTGCGTGGATACAAACTACTAGAGCAGCCTAGCCGTGGGCAAATAGATAAGGCTTTAAATGTACTTGCGTATGCCATGACACCCATGCCATCTGAACAAATGCAACAAGAACTACTCAAGTGTATGATGGTAATGGTCAAGCCATCACAGGAATCACAGGCAGATATTGCTATGCGTATACGTTTGATTGCTGAAGGCTTGCAAGATTATCCTGCCGATATATTCTTGCATGCCGTTAAACATATTTCAAAGACTAAAACTTTCTTCCCAAGCTTGTCAGAGTTTCGCAATGCAGGTGAATGGCGATACCAAAAGCGTGTCAAGCTAATGGAGATGTTAGAATTAGCCCAAAAAAATGCAGAGTAGGGCTAGTATTTGGTGCAATAATGCAGTAAAATAAAACAAAAAGGAGAACACAATGAGCGTAGTTAATCTAAAGCCACCGGTTCGTGACCCCAAATGGCGAATGGGATTCATCGGTGGATCAGATGCAGTCAAGATAATGAGTGGAGACTGGCATCAGTTATGGTTAGAAAAGACTGGTCAAGGTGAACCAGTAGATTTATCTGATCAATTCAATGTACAACTAGGTACATACACAGAAGACTTTAACATTGCTTGGTTTGAGCATGAGTACAATTTGCAAGTGCTTGCTTATCAGCATGAGGTATCCACTACAATAGATGGTGTACCTTTCAAAGCTACACTTGATGGTGTACTCAAAGAAGATGGTGTAGATGTTGGCCTTGAATGTAAACATACCAGTTCATTCAGAAAGTTTGATGACATACTTGCTTACTATACACCACAGATACAACTGTATATGAAGGTAGCCAAGCTAGATAAAATGTATCTATCTGTTATCTTTGGTAACCAATGGGAGTGCAAGCTAGTTGAACGCAATGAAGATGAGTGGCAACGCATGTTACCTATACTCAAAGACTTTTGGAATCATGTTGTAAACAAAACACCACCTCAATCAGATATGCCAAATGAATTACCTACTGGTGTACAGCATATGACCATAGACAATATGGTTACACGTGATGCTAGTACAGATAATGAATTTAAAGATAAAGAATATTATTATCTATGTCACTTTGATGATGCACAAATATTTGATGATGCAAAAAAACGTCTTAAAGCTTTGATCAAACCTAATGAACGTGAGGTTTACACAGACAAACTATCAATCAAACGCAACAAACGTGGTGCATTAACCATACATATTAAGGAGATAAACGATGGCTAAATATAAAGTACAGACTATAGAAACTACAGAACATTTCTATATTGTTGAAGCTACTTCATTGGAAGAAGCTGAAGAGATATACATGCATTATGATCCAGTTAGTAGTCATCCTAAAAGCGAGGATGTTGAATCAGTTATGAGTGTACAGCCATGATGACATACCGAGAAAAGAAAAACAAATGGTGGGAGTATCATAAAGATAACCCACATGTATACGAATACTTCAATCAGTATACACACGAAGCTATTAATAGTGGTGCAAAGAAATGTTCACCATGGTTAATCGTAGGTCGTATCAGATGGGAAACAGCCATCACTACGTCAGACGTAGACTTTAAAATAAGTAATGATTATATAGCCTTTTATTCTAGGCTATTCATGCATGAGAATCCAAAGTATAAAGGATTCTTTAAAACTAAACCAATGAAAGGAGAGACTCTTGTCTAATCAAAATAAAAATGGGGTCAAGCCCACAACAAACTCAACCCCGGGTGTCAACGTGGGAGAACACAAGACAAATAACAGTACCAAAAATACTGAGCCTTGTAAATCACTTAAAGAAGCAATGTCTAAATTTCAGCAGTTAAATATATCTGCATTGAAAAGTAGTAGCAATCCATTCTTCCATAGTAGCTACGCAGACTTAACAAGTGTTATCAATGCTGCCAATCATGGAGCAGAGTTTGGTTTGTCATTCTCACAATCAGTTAAGTATGAGAATGCTATACTAGAAGATGGGGAACATAAGCAACGTATGCATATGTCTATATATGTAGAGACAACAGTTTCGCATAGTAACGATAGCGAAACGTTGACTAGCTTTGTGCCAGTCCTTATCAAGAAAGGTAAAGAAGATGATGCTCAAGCAATGGGTAGTGCTATCACCTATGCTAAACGTTATGCATTGCAGGCAATCATGGGTCTTGCTTCAGATGATGACGGCAATGCTGCAAGTGATGCCAACAAAAAAGATATAGGTACTATCAATACTAAAACATCTAACCATAAATCAAGTAGGAGTTTCTAATGGATCAACAATATGACGATACAGATAGAGGTGCATTCTTTGCACCTCGTGAAAACAATGTCCTTGTAGGACAAGGCAAACTAAACAGCAATGGCAACGAAGAGTATCATGTCATTGTCAAAGCTACATTACCATCCGGTAAAGTAATACGTGAGATATACAAAAAAGTTGGTGTGCTTTTCGAGAATCAAAGTGACAATCCTAAAGCACCACATCTTTCCGGTGACTATGAAGAACGACGTTTAGCAATATGGTTTGCCACATCACAAGCAGGCAATGATTATATGGATGCAAAGGTAAGCGATAAGATGGCCACTCAAGGCTCTCAGAGCATCACTGGTAGCTCTAATCAATATCAAGCTATCAAACAGGGTACTGCTAGTGTTGAAGAGTTTACAGACGAAGTTCCATTCTAATGACTGATAGAGTAACCTACAATGGTAGATCAGAATTAGCTGAAGCCAAGATTCTTAACATGTCCGTAGCTAAATACTATGGACTTGTTAAAGAATATGCTCAGTTATTACAGGAAAGTAAAAGGTTAAATGAGAAACAACTTGCTAAAGATAGACAAAAAGCAGAACTAAATATAATTTATTCTGTTCGATACAATCTTAACTGGTTAGTATTACAAAAGCTTCAAGGAGATAAACATGAAAACAGCAGGCCCAATAAGAAACAATAGTCAATGCGAAGACTGTGGCATAAACATAGAGATGAGTAGATATCAATATGGAAAGCTATGCCCGGAATGCAAAGGTGATAGAAGACAAGGCAATGCAGAGTTGCGACAAGTATTCAAAGACTTACAAAGACGTAACAAAAAGATTGAAGAAGAAAAAGAAGACTGGTCAACACAAAACATAAAAACCAATGACGATCAAATGTATAGGCATCGTAGGTTTGAATGACTTTCGGTTACGAAAGTTATTCTATGTCTTTACGTTTTGCATGCGTACCACTAAACGACCTGCTCTATTAGGCACTTGCTTATACCACTTAGAGTGTGTCATTTCATATGCAGCCTCAAACCAATCACGTTGATCAACTGCATTTTTCATATTCTTAAATTTAGATAGTCTTGGTCTGCCCATATTAAACATCATGTTGGCAATTATATGTTGCACATCTACAGGTAGTACATCAAAGTCTTCGTATAGTTTTTTACATTCATCTATTGTTACATGAATATCTTGCTTCAAACAATTTTGTACTCGCTCTTCAGATACAGGAGTACCCACAGGCTTTTCATATTCCTCATCCCATTCAGTAATTAAATGACCTACACCCATAGTAGGTAGGCCTAAGTGATCAAGATAAATTTCGTGCTTAACACCCTCATCTTCAATGATCTCTTTTTTAAACTCCTCCATATTCATTTCGTCAATCCTTTTTGTTTTTCATATGTACGTAATCCACCTAACCCCAACATACCCATTAACACAGTCATCAATGAACCCATGTCAAAAGTAGGTAACTCAGGTATAGCAATTCCTAAATATGCACACAAGAATATAGTTATTGGTGCTAATACAAAGTGCCAACAGAGTGCTACACCACAAGTCCAACCAATGAAAGGCCTCCATCCTGCAACAAAAATAGACTTGTGTTGTGCCTCTGCTTTGTTAATTTCAAGCTGACCTTTAGCTAGTTCTTGTGCATGGTTCTCAGCCATTGTTGCCACCTCATGTGCCAACTTATTCTTCATGTCCTTGTCTTCAATAAACTTACCGAGTAAATTGCTTACTGGCCCAATCAATGCTGTTAACATTACTTATGCTCCTTATGTTCGTGACCCATCCATATACCAAACACACCTGTCATTACACCCATAACCACAGATACAAAGGCTGACTGTGCAGCAGTCGGTGCATCTAAATCCATAAACCATTCAGCACATCTCCATGACATAACTGTACTAGCAAGCATCATACATCTTGGTAGTATCTTCCATTTAAGAAACTGTTCAACTGTAACCATTAGTACACCTTTACCTTATCTGTATCTACAAAAGGTACGAGCTTACATATACACTCATATGTTTGTGTCTCATTGTTTTTTATAAACGATTGATTGTCGAGAACATCTCTGTAATCCAAGCAGACATTTACATCTTGGAAATATATACCACCATTGACAATGCCATTTAATGTACAAGCAAGTAAAAAGGCTGTCATATTAAACCTTTCTTTTTAGCTATGATTGCCAGTACTGTAACAACACCTGATAATAAAGCAGTAATAAGTATAGCCAGTACAACTTTCATTACTGTTTCTTTTATTTTCTCTTTGCGTTTTTCTGCTTTAATACGAGCATCTCTTCTAGATTTGCGTGCATCAGCACAGTAAGATACATAGTCATTATATAGACCTGCTCTACCATATAACTGCATGAACTCTCTGAGTTGTTCGTTTTTAACTCGTATCTCTTCCAAAGCCATAAACTCTTCTAGGTCATTGTCTTCCTTGCCTAGAAAGTTAGTCCAGATACTATTCTTTTTTTTATGTAAATCTTGTTTGAGTTGTTCTTCAGCACTAACAAATTTAGATATTGCTGCACCTGCTGAAGATAGTTCACGACCATTCTGTATGGTCTGTTTGATAATTGCAAAAGCACTATTAGCGACCACTAGCATTTCAAGCATAGTGTCACCTCAGTAGTAAACCTACCATCATAACTATCATAGTACCTGCTGTACCAATCATTATATGCTCTATACGTTTGATGCGTAAGATAGTTTCTTTCCATCTCTCAGCACAGACAGCTTCATGTGTATCTATCTGTGCCTTTACATCAGATGCCTTAACCATTAACAGCCTCGTCTTCGTCTTTATCTTCAGACTTTAAGGATTCAATTAATGAGTTAGTAAAAGCATTTTGTGCTACAGTTAGTTGATCTAATTGAAACTTAAGACTACCTGCTTTAGTTTGCAAGTCTCTAATCTGATTAATAAAGTAACTCTGATCTTGTGTAAGATCATCTTGATTATATTCTTTACCATCAATAGTGATTACGTTTGATTGTTCAGTCATTTTATTCCCCTGTAAATGTATCTGCACTCGCTATTGCTGCATCTATAACTGTGAAATCAGCATCACCCCAATCATCAAAGTTATCTTTCTGATACTTGAGATATCCTACACTACGACTAACCCTTGCTTTCTTTTCCTCAAGTGTCATGTCATATCCATAGTTATCTTCTGTTGCACTATTACCTAAGTTATGTGTAGCAATTACAACATTGATTGTATCTGCTCCATCTAAACAAGCTGAATGTGCTTGTGTTATTTCTTCTGCTGTTCTACTCATTTTAAGCTCCTTCTAATGTTGCTATTCTTGCTTCTAA